TTCTCATTGGTCGCGCCACAATGGGACACAGTAAGCCCGCCTAGCCTGATTTGGACAGGTGTAAACGCTACACTTGAGTGGGAAAACGCATTTGGAGGTTTGACATAATGGCAACAGTTACCCCTAACTTTAACTGGCCTGTACCTACATCGACTGACTTAGTCAAAGATGGAGCTACGGCTATTGAGGCCCTTGGAGACTCTATCGATGGTTCGTTAGTCGATCTTAAAGGCGGCACTACCGGGCAGGTACTTAGTAAAACCTCCGGTACAGATATGGACTTTACTTGGGTTACTACGGATGATGCTAACGCGATCCAAAATAGTATCGTCGATGCTAAAGGCGATCTCATCTCAGCTACAGGAAACGATACACCGGCCCGCTTGGCGGTCGGCGCTAACGGCGAGACACTCGTAGCAGATAGTTCCACTTCAACAGGCTTGCGCTATCAAGGCAATTATGCGGCGGGTAAGAATAAAATCATCAATGGTGATTTTAATATTTGGCAGCGTGGTACATCTTTCACGCCAGCAAGCCTCAACACGACAACTTATACCGCAGACAGATTTCAGGCTTTTTGTAATTTTTCTGCTGGCACTTTTACTGCTTCGCAACAATCTTTCACCGCTGGTACTGCACCTGTAGCAGGTTACGAAAGTTCTTATTTTATTCGTTTGGCTATGCCAGCAAGCGGAACAATTACAGAGTGGGACTTATGGCAAAAAATTGAAGATGTTCGTACTTTTGCAGGTCAAACTGTAACTTTCTCATTTTGGGCTAAGGCTTCAGGTACAACAAACCTTAAGCCAATGATTGCACAAAACTTTGGAAGCGGTGGTTCAGGAACAGTATTTTCAACACCAACAACCATTGCATTAAGCACATCTTGGACTCGTTATTCTTACACTGTAACTTTGGCTTCAATTTCAGGTAAAACTATCGGTACTGGAAACTTTTTACAGGCGATTTTGTATAATGACTCATCAATTACAACATCAACGACTATTGACATTTGGGGTGTACAAGTGGAGGCAGGTTCAGTTGCTACCGCTTTCCAAACTGCAACGGGAACACTTCAAGGAGAACTTAGCGCCTGCCAAAGGTATTATTACCGAGCAACCGCAAATGGTGCTTATGGTGCAATGGCAAATGGTCAAGCCTATACTTCAACCAATGCTTATTTGACTTTTTATACAAAAACTACAATGAGAACTGCACCAACCTCAATTGATTATTCAACCTTAGCATTGGGCAATGGTGTCTCATCAATCGCCGCAGTAACCGCCTTAACAATTGAGTCAGGTACAGGAACTGCAAACGCCTTACTTTTAGCAGCAACAGTTGCAAGCGGATTGACGCAGTACCAGCCTTTTTATTGTATTGCAAACAATTCGACATCAGCCTACATTGGACTAAGTGCGGAGTTATAAAATGGAAAATGTCACTTTTATTGAAGTAATAGGAATTGCAGGAACAGAGACTCACGCCATCATTGACCGAGGCAATGGCGAGTTTACCTCAATGCTGAAATCAACTTATGAAGCGCAACAAGCGGAACAATCCACACCGAGCGTTACTAATGGAGACTAGCTATAACGGCTACCCGGCATCTAAAGATCCGGAAGCAATTAAAATAAAGTCCTACCTCGTAAAAGGTACGGATCGTAAGCTAAGGTGTGCCGAAAGTGTTGGGCCTCTTTTGGCCGCCTTTGCTGCGGAGTTTCACGAGCTAATCGAGCCGATCGATGAGGGTACGTTTGACGATTGGGCATATGCGTACAGGATGGTAAGAGGCAACCCTACAAAATTATCGTGCCACTCATCCGGGACAGCTATCGATCTAAACGCTACTAAGCATCCACTAGGAAAATACGACACTTTCCCAGCTGAAAAAGTACCTATGATCCGTGCGCTCGCTAAAAAGTACGGCCTCAAGTGGGGCGGCGACTTTAAGAGCAGGCCGGACGATATGCATTTTGAGGTAGAGGTATCAGCTGCAAAGGCTAAAGCGTTAATCTCGAGTTTAGGTTTACAGTAAACAAACCCTAAGGGCAGTAATGGAGCTAGACAATGAAAGAGCAAGCAATCGCAGCGGCTAAATCTTACGGCCGTGCAGCCTTGGCAAGTGCGGCAGCGCTGTATATGTCAGGGATCACCGATCCGAAAGTATTGGCTAACGCGTTTATCGCTGGGCTAATCGGGCCACTACTTAAGGCACTCCAACCGTCCGAAGGTCAGTTTGGCGTAACTAAGTAATGGAAGGGGCTCAGCTCATAATCGGTATAGCTGTGGGGAGCTGTACCATTTTGGGGTTAGGGGCTGGGCTCGTCCGTCATCTAGTTAAGTACTACCTATCAGAGCTAAGGCCGGACGGTAACGGAGGACATAACCTACGAGGCCGCATCGATCATATGGAGACTCGAGTCGAGCGTATGGATAACAAGATCGACAAGATATACGAGATTTTGTTAGAGACACGCCTAGCGAAATAATTGCCTTTTGTCAGTAGATAGCCTCATACTGATACTACAAACGCCGGGAGGGCTACTCGGTTTGGTAGCTGCTCGGCCTTAACAAAGGGCGAACAATGAACAGTATGGACATTTTAATCGGTTTAGCAGCCTGCGGTATGGGCTTTATGTTTATGGTGATCGGATACTCGATCGGCTTTAAGCACGGACACGGCGAGGGCTTTGTGCGCGGTCGTGCAATCGCTAAGGCTCTCAAAGAGAGCGAGCTAATCTAATGGGGTTCCTAGATAACTACGAGGATGTAAACGCTCGTATTAAGCGCTTTAGATCAGAATTCCCGACCGGGCGTTTAATAGCCTACATCGAGGATATCGACGTAATCAAAGGTACGGTTTTGGTTAAAGCTGAGGCCTATCGTGAGTACGAGGATGCCTTGCCCAGCGCCGTAGATTATGCGTTTGGTAACGTTGCACACTTAACTAACAATATGAAAAAATGGCTTATAGAGGATACGGTTACAAGTGCTTACGGACGTGTCATAGGCCTATTAACACCAAGCGAACACGCTCGGCCTACTGTTCAGGATATGCAAAAGGTAGAAAACCTACCAGCTGATCCGGATCCGTGGAGCAATCGAGCAGCTATAGAGGATATTCCTACTATGGCTACAGCTGTAGCAGATATCAGTACGCAACTAGGCGGCGAGTTAGTAGCTGAGGCCCCACGCTGTTCACACGGCACGATGATCTGGAAGCAATCAGCTACCGGATCGCCTAAGAGCTGGGCCGGGTATTTCTGCACAGAGCGAACTAAAGCTACTCAATGTACGCCGCGATGGTATGTGCTACGTAGCACCGGAAAGTATGAGCCTCAAGTATGACCATCAACCCTAAAGATATTTACCGGGCAACCGACGGCCATATTTACTCTTTTGATGGATATGGCGGCTCGGGTAATTGCTCTAAATGCGATAATGATACGTTTATAAACGATTACGTACGTGAGGACGGGCTAGTCGTAGCCTTTTGTAAGCGATGCGAGGATGGCCTCAACCTATGACCGAGGACGATCTGTTTAAGTACATTAAAGCTACGTACGTAGAGGATTTAGAGCGATCTAATGATGCTTTCGAGTACATCGATGCAACGAGTGACGGTTATCGGATGGTAGTAGAGCTTAAGTGCAGACACACGCATTATGACGAGCTGCTATTAGAAAAGGATAAGTACGACTCACTAATGCAACAGGCTAACAGCCTGGGCTATACGCCGTTTTACATTAACGAGACACCTCAAGGCATATACGCGTTTAACCTACGCAAAATAACTATTAAATGGACTACCCGGCGCTTACCTGCCAGCACCTTTAATAAGACTGCTCCAGTAGATAAAGAGATAGCGCTGTTACATATAGATAAGGCGGTAAAACTGTAATGGGAGAATTAACCTTTATTAAGGACGGATACGCTACGACGATCCACGACGACGGAAACGTAACCGTAGTAGCTGCTCAGTACTGCGACCAATGCAAGAAATGGCAGACAGCCCTAAACGGCTTTAACGTGCGAGATGTATCAGGTGAGGTCGTAATGTGGCTTTGTGCAGACTGTAGGGCCTAATGACTACATATAAATACGAGTGCCGTAAGTGCAAGAAGGTAACGGATCAGATCGAACGCATTATTACCGATAACCTGCCACCTAACGTTAAAACGCTCCAATGTACTAAATGCGGAATTATGGGCGTGTGTTTAATGGAGTCAGCCGATGCCGATGTATGAGTATGAGTGTATTAGCTGCAATATCCGGTATGAGCTTGAGCAGCCTATAACATCAAACGCTGCGCCTATGTGCTGCGGTACTCATATGAGGCAGGTATATCACGCGCCGGGCATTAGCTTTAAGGGTAAAGGTTGGGGTGGGTCTAAATGAGGACACAAATTACTCATATATGCGATTGTGGTAAAACCTTTAATATTGATAATGCAAGGCCTTTAGTAGCTGTAACTATTCTGCAAGTATCTATTAAAAATCACTCAGAAAATTGTAAATTAGCTGAGGGCAAAGATGTTAAATAGTTATCCACAGAAGTTATCCACAGGGGTTAATAACCTGTGGGACACGCTCAAACACACGCTCAAGATTGACACGTATTTGACTAGAGGACTACGCTCCATACTCGCAGGCGAGCCGCTGAGGCGGATAGCTCGCAGGCGATGTCTGGTGCTTTTGGCCGGGCTATTGCTATTTACCAATATGCCTACAGCTCAGGCGGTAAGTACACAAAGAGATAAAGAAAACTATAAGTTATATGCTCATATGAAGCTACTCAATGCAAAGCAATATAGATGCTTAGAGCTATTGTGGAATAAAGAAAGTAGATGGGATCCACGCGCAGATAACCCTAAGTCCTCAGCGTACGGCATACCTCAATTACTTAAACTTAAAGAGATGGATCCATATAAGCAGATAGATCGAGGACTTAAATACATCGAACATAAGCACCGCACACCGTGTAGAGCTTGGGCTTTCTATCAAGCTAAGGGTTGGTACTGAGATGGTCAAGGGTAGACACGATCCACGTGTTACGAGAGACTGGAAGCGCATACGCTTGGCCGTATTAGCTAGAGATGGATACACGTGTGCCTATTGTGGGCAGGATGCCAGTACGGTAGATCACGTACGAAGCATCAAAGCCGGAGGCGATCCTATGGATATGGATAACTGTGTAGCAGCGTGTAGACGATGCAATAGCTCGAAGGGTTCACGCTCACAGGCTGTTTTTTTAGCAGCCAATTCTACCCCCCCTGCCTTT